TGGGGCTGCACATGACGGCGGAACAGGTCGCAGAGGGGATCAGGGACCGCGAGCGTGACGACCCGAAACCGGCCAGCGGCATGATGGTTGGCGTCGCCGATCCCTCGATCTTCGCCGAGGACGGCGGCCCGAGCATCGCGATGCGCATGACCCGCGCGGCGCGCATTGTGTTTCGCCCGGCGGACAACAAGCGGGTGCCACAGCGCGGCGCCATGGGCGGCTGGGATCAGGTCAGGGCGCGACTGGTTGGTGACGCGGACGACAAGCCGATGGTCGTGTTCTTCTCGACCGCGAAGGATGTGATCAGAACGCTTCCGGCCTTGCAACACGACGCGAGCCGGGCCGAGGATGTCGATACGGAATCGGAAGATCATTGTTGCGACTCCGCAAGATACGCGATGATGTCGCGTCCTTACGTTCGCGACATGGAGCGGCCAAAGGTGGTGGACAGTTGGGACGCGGCGTTCGCGCGCGACGAGCGCCCGTTGCGCGACTGGAGGGTGGCGTGAGCGTCCGAAAACGATGTCCGCCGGATTTAACCGTCCACAATGGCGAAACGCTATATTCTGGACAGGGGAAAAGTGCCTGTCCGTATACGGTCGTTTTCGGACAGGGGGATTGAGCCGTGAACATCCGATCATGGTGGCGGACTCTCTTCTGGTGGATCCGGCGAAGATTCGGACGCGTTCCTCCGGCCCCGCCGTCGCGGGCTTATCTGGAGTGGGATGCCGCGTTCTTCGCCGAAGCCATGCGTGACCATTACACGCGAACGGGGGGCAACGATGCCTGATTATGAGGCGATGAGCGGCGCCGAGTTCCAGCGCGCGGTCGGCGACGATCCCGCGAAATGGACCGAGGCGGCGGCTCAGAACGCCGAGGCGCAAGGCATCAAGGTCGAGCGTGAGTGGCTGCTGATCTGGTTCACCGACGCCATGGACGCGGCGCGCAAGGGGTCAATCAAGGAGACCGTCGGCTAGTGTCTCAGGCGCTGTATCCCGATCCGCCCACCGCGCCCGAGGCCGCCGAAGCGTCGCGGCCAAAGGCCGGGCCGGGTATCGCGTCCGATCGTTACCCACGAAACCTCGACGACCTGCACGCGCGCATGGTGCAGTGGTTCGAGGACGGCGAGCGGGCGACGCATGAGGGCCGTCAGTTGTCGTTGCGCGACCGCGATTACGTCTGCGGCTTTCAGTGGAGCGATACTGAACTGAAGGCGTTGCGCGATCGCGGCCAGCCGGATGTGACGATCAATTATTGTTCCCGGAAAGTCGAGTTGATGTGCGGGCTGGAGCGCAAGTCGCGCACCGATCCGAAGGCGTTCGCGCGCAATCCGACGGACGAGGACAAGGCCGACGCCGCGACGCAGGCGCTGCGTTACATCGCCGACGACAACAATTTCCCACTCGTTCGCAGCGATGTGTATGAGAACCTGCTGGTCGAGGGCGTGGGCGGCGCCGAGCTCGGGCTGGAGGACGACGGCAAAGGCGGCGCGAACATCACCATCACGCAGGTGCCTTACGACCGGCTGTTCTGGGACCCACACTCGCGGCGACTGGACTTTAGCGACGCGCGGTACAAAGGCATCGTGATCTGGATGGACCGCGACCAGGCTTATGAGATGTGGCCGGACGCGGAGGACCTGATCAGCGACACGTTCGCGACGCAGACGGGATCTTACGGCGACCGGCCGAACGAGGTGCTGTGGTGTGACAGCAAGCGCGAGCGGGTGCGGATCGTGCAATGCCACTGGCAGGAACGCGACGAGTGGTGGTTCGCCACGCTGACCCGCGTTGGCTTCCTCGCCGAGCCGATGCGCTCGAAGTTCCTCGACCACAAGGGCCGCTCGACGAGCGGGCTGCTGATGGCCTCGGCGCACACCGACCGCGAGAACAATCGTTACGGCATGGTCCGCGACCTCATCAGCGAGCAGGACGAGATCAACAAGCGGCGGTCCAAGGCGTTGCATTTGTTGAGCGTTAAGCAAGTGGTGATGGAGGACGGCGCGGTCGCCGACATCGACAAGGCGCGGCGCGAGGTGGCGCGGCCCGACGGTCTGATCGTCATCAACCCCGGACTGAAATTCGAATTGACGGACGGGGCGGACCTCGCCGAGGGCCAGTTCAAGCTGCTGCAACACGCCACCGCCGAGATGCAGGCGTCGGGGCCGAACGCCTCGATGTCGGGCACCGATCCGCGCGAACTCTCGGGCCGCGCGATCCTCGCGCAGCAGGCCGGCGGCGCGGCGGCGCATGAGCCGATCGCGGACACGGTGCGGATGTGGGCGCGCTCGGTCTGGGAAGTGGCGTGGATGGCGGCGCGGCAATACTGGGGCGCCGGGCGCTGGGTGCGGGTGACCGACGACCTCGGCGCCACGAAATGGGTTGGCATCAATCAGCCGGTGCGGCTGATGGACGAACTCGCGGCGATGCCCGAGCAGCAGCGCGCCATGGCGATGCAGCGGATGCAACTGATGCCCGGCGATCCGCGCCTCCAGCAGGTGATACGGATCGACAACGACATCACCGACATGGACATCGACGTGACGATCGAGGAGGGGATCGACGTGCCCTCGATCCAGGCCGAGCAGTTCCAGGTGCTGATCCAGTTGGCCGGCACGCAGCCGGGGCTGATCCCGCCGGAGATCCTGATCGCGGCGTCGAATTTGCGAAACAAGGACCAGTTGCTGGAGATGTTGAAGGAACACCAGCAGGCGGCGGCGCAACAGCAGCAGGTCGTCCAGAAGATGGCCCAGGACAAGGCGCAGGCCGACATCACCGCGACCCAGGGCAAGGCGGCCGCCGACTTCGCGCTGGCCAAGGAGCGGCAGCACGCGACGGTGCATCACATCGCCGAGACGCACACCATGTTCAACGACCTGTCCGCGCCGCCCGACCCGCCGTCCGATCCGGGCACGGTGGTGCCGCCGGAAGTGCAGGCGGCGATGGACGGGGCGAACCTGCGCGGGTTGCACGCCAAGGCGGCGGTGGACGAGGCGCGGGCCAACGATCTGCGGCACAGCGCGGTGCAGCGCATCAATGACACGATGATCGCGCGGCACAACGCGCTGGCGCCGCCGGAGCAGGCGGGGACATCATGAGCGGACAGCTTGACGCATTCCTGAAGGGCGGCAATCCGGAGGACGGAGCGTCGCCCGCGCCGGAGCCGGAGGCGCCACGCCCGGCGCCCGAGGCCGCGCCAACGAAGGACGCGCCGCCGGCCAAGGACACCGCCCCGGCGCCCGCCAAGGCCGCGCCAGCGCCCGAGCCGGACGACGACACCGAGCCGGGCGAGCCCGCGCCGCACGAGCCGATCGTCCCGCGCACCGCTTACGAAAAGGAGCGTCAGCGGCGGCAGAACTGGGTCGAGCGAGCCGGCCGCGCCGAGGCGGAGCGGGACGCGCTCGCGAAGCAGCTCGAGGAAGCGAAGAAGGCGCCGCCACCCGCGCCTCCCCCGCCGCCGACCTTCGAGCCGATCGACCCCGTCCGCGATCCCGAGGGTTATACCAGGCGCGTCAGGGGCGTGGTCCTCAATGAACGCCTGAACACGTCCGAAATGATGGCGCTCGACAAGCACGGCAAGGAAGTCGTCGACACCGAGACGGCTTATTTCCAGCAACGGGCGCAGAGCGATCCGCGGCTGTGGGAGCAGCTTTACTCCAAGCCGCACCCGTATCAGTGGATGATAGACAACAACGCGACGGCGCGGCTGCACGAGGAAATCGGCACCGACCCGGCGGCGTATCGCGCGCGGATAGCCGCCGAGGAGCGCGCCAAGTGGGAGGCCGAACGGGGCAACGCCGCCCAGCCGTCGCCGGTCGCGGGGATGCCGCCGAGCCTCGCCAACGCCCGCAGCGCGGCGCCGCGGTCGAGCAACGGGTTCGCGGGTCCGATGGCGATGGAGGACATCCTCCGCAGGCCAGAGCGGCGGCGGTGACTGAGAGACGGCGTTAACAGGAGCACTCATGAAAATATGCCGCGTCTGGATGGAGAACATCCCGGGCTCGCCTTACAGCCAGTCAACGCCGCACGAAGAACCGAAAAAAGACCGCGAATCAGCGGAGGATTACGATGTCCGCACCTGGCGAAATAAATGCACGACGGATGCCAATGGTCAGGTCTGCGCTCCGGCCCAGGCGCTCAAGCAGTGCATCGATACGGCGGCGCAAAAGCTTGGCATGAAGGTGCCGGGGCGGCGCGGCGCGACTTACAAGCCGTTTTTCGCCTCGGGCGTCATCTGCAACGCGGATATGCCGCTCGCCAATGGACGCGCGTTGACGCCCGAGACGGCCGAACAGGTCACGATCTACGCCCACGCCAACGGTCGCCGGGGGTCAGGTTCACGCGTCAGGCGGCGTTTCCCATCGTTCCCGGTCTGGCACGGCGTCGCGGAGTTCACCATCGTCGATGACATCATCACGCGCGAGGTCTTTGAGCACACCGTCAAGACCAGCGGAATGATCGTCGGGATAGGTCGTTTCCGGGTTGAGAACGCGGGCACGAACGGGCGTTTCCGCGTGACGAAGTTCGAATGGGAGGATATGAGTGTCTGATCACGCCGCCGCGCAACACGTCGCTCCGCGCCGCTCCGCTCCGCGACGCCTCGCAACGCTACGCTCCGCCTCGACCCGCCCCGCTACGCACCGCCGCGCATCGCTCCGCTCCGCCGCGCATCGCCGCGCTACGCCGCGCACCGCAACGCAACGGTTTTAAGCAATGACCCGGTTCGAAAGGTCCGAGATCACCTCGGCGCTGGTCCGCTTTCTCGCGGAGCATGCCAAGGGCACCCGCCTGACATATCGGGAATTGACGGACATCGCCGGCGTGCCATTGACGGCGCGTTCGGGGAAGCTGTCCTACGCGCGCCGCGTCCTGGAGCGTGAACAGGCCCAGGTCTGGGTGTGCGTCGCGCCAGGGATCGGCGTTCAGCGGCTGAACGACCGGGAAATCGCCGAACGGCAACGAAGCTGGTATCTGTCCGGCGCGCGTAACAGGCTGCGGGCAGGGGCGCGGCAGGCGACGGTCGTGGAAATCGAGCAACTCGACATCAACCAGCAGGCGCGCTTCGCGACGGACGGAATCATTCGCGAGATCGCCTCCGACGCGCTGGCACGGGCGACGCAGCGTCAGGTCGAGAAGGTGGCGCGCGGGTCAAGCAATGATCTGCCCTCGTTCAACGCCGTCGAATGGATGATCTCGCTGTCTCCGCCCCGCCCGCCGAAGTGACCGACCTCGCCACGCTGACCGCCATCCTCTACGGCGCGCGGTATCAGCGCAGGCTGCCGGAAACCGACGCACAGCGGCGCCAGGCCATTGCCGAGGCGTTGGAAGATGCTAAGCTGATCCTGGCCGCCGTCCTCGCGGGCGTGGCCACGCCGAAGCAGCCGCCGCCGTCGCCGGGCATAATCGGGCGCAAAGCGGTCGCGAAGGCACCCCGTCGCCGGGGGAGTAACGGGCGCTGGACCGCCACCGGGTCCTGATACCGGTGTGACCCCGTCGCCGGGGGATTAGCGGGCGTTGAGCCGTCGCCGGGCTTTATCCGGGCGTCGCTTCACGTCCCCATCAATCCCCGCGACAGGAGGCCATTTTGGCCGATATGAACGTCACCCCGGCACGGGCAGGCTTAACGCCGCTCATCTGGGACTCCGACTTTTTCACCGAGTACGTCCGCAAGAACCAGTTCGCGCGCTACATGGGCACGACCATGGGCGCGATGATCCAGGTGCGTGAGGATCTGACGCGCAAGGCGGGCGATACGGTCGTTTTCCCCACCGTGCGGCGCCTGATCGGCGCTGGTGTAACCGGAAACACGATCCTTGAGGGCAACGAGGAAATCCTCAACGCCCGCTCGCTGAACCTGACCGTCTCCGCGTTCCGCCACGCCGTCGCGGTCAGCGACTGGGACGAGCAGAAATCCGTCATCGACCTCCGTGAGGCCGCCAGGGAAGCCCTGATGGTCTGGGAGCTGGAGAAGATGCGGAACGATATCATCACCAGCCTCGAGGCGATGACGGCGGACGGCAACGTGCAGGTGTCCTACGGCGCGGCCACGGCGGCACAGCGCAATACCTGGATGGTCAACAACGCCGACCGCGTGCTGTTCGGCAACTCCAAGGCGAACGCTTCGTCCGGCGTCATGGCCACCGCGCTGCTGACGATCAACAACACCACAGGCAAGATGACGGCGGCCACGGTCACGCTGGCCAAGCGCATCGCCCGCACCGCCTCGCCGCGCATCCGGCCCATCAGCGTCAACGACGACGAGGAATGGTTCGTGATGTTCATGCCGTCGCTGCCGTTCCGCGACCTGATGAACGACCCCGTCATCGTCAACACGTTACAATACGCGTGGGATCGCGGGCGCGACAATCCGCTCTTCACCGCCGGTGACATCATCTACAACGGCGTCATCATCCGCGAAATTCCGGAGATGCCGGTCATCGCGGGCGCCGGCGGCGGCGGCATCGATGTGGCCATGTCGGCGCTGTGTGGCGCGCAGGCATTGGGCGTTGCCTGGGCGCAACGAATGAAGTCAACGACCAACACCCGCGACTATGGATTTATGCACGGCGTGGGCATTCAGGAAATGAGAGGAATCGGCAAGCTCCGTTTTGGCGTCGATCCGACCGTCGATACCACCAAACCGGTTGACGCGGGCATTGTCAGCGTCTTCACGAGCGCCGTTGCCGATGCGTGATGGCCGGTGTGGATCAAACTCGCCGCCGGTCTCGCGCCCGTGTTGCTGGCCGCGTTGGTCGGCATCGCGTGGTCGAACTCGCACACGCTGGCGGTCATGAGCAAGCAGATCGAGGCCGAGGAAAAGCAGCTTGACCGGCTGCGGGACGTTGTTGACCAGCGCCTGGCGTGCCCCCCGGCGGCGCCGCGCTGACATCAGGAGATTTTGATATGGCAACCAAGCCACATGACGATGATGCGAACACACGCGACGCCGACAGGAAAAGAGCCGCCGGCGACAAGGCCGGATCGGACGAGGCACCCCAGGCGGCCTCCGTCGCGATGACGCGCACCCCGGAACAGCGCGAGGCGATGGCCGCCGCGACGATCGGCGCGCAGATCATCCTCGATTATAATGGTGACGGCTCGATCGGCGCGCGTGGCGGGGCGGGCGGCACGATCGAGGAGAACACCGCCGCGCGTGACGCGCATCTGATCTCTCTCGGGTTGGATCCGGCGGCGCCGTCCGGGCCGCCGCTGACGCCGGAGCAGGTGAAGGCGAAGCAGGACGCGGCGGCGAAGGCGGCCGATCCCACGTTCCTGCCGCCGGCGTCGGGCAAGGCCACGCGCGTCTCCAGCCTCGCGGCGGGCATCAGCAGCGAGGATCTGCCGCCCCCGCCGGCGGGCTCGGTGACCGGCGCGGCTGCCAGGTGAGGTGACTACTCCCGTCTCCACCATCGCCGAGCGCGCCCTGCGGCGACTCAACGTCACGGTCGTTCCGCTCGACGACCGGCCGACGCTGACCGAGATGGTGCCGGTGGCCACGATCGCGACCATGGCGCTCGTGGAACTGGGCGTCATCGCCTCGGACGAAACGCCGTTACCGTCCGATCAGGCGCTCGCCCTCGACAAGGTCGCCTCGGTGCATGCCGCGCTCGATGCCCAGGCGCTGGTGTGGTGGTCGGGCGATGCCGTCCCGCGCGCGTTCGTCGAGGAATACACCAAACTGACGGCGGCGCAGGCCTCGAGCAGCTTCGGCAAGGCGGCCGATCCGGCGTTGGTCGCACTGCTGGAGGGGCGCGTGCGGAAGGGCGCGATGGTGTTGTCCGCGGACGACAACGCCGTCCAGGCCGTCATGGCGGTGCATCAGGACCTCGTGATGCGCGGCATCGCGCGGTGGACCTCGGCGGACATCCCCGACGCGCTGGGCGAGCCCTACGCGATGCTCGCCGCCGATGCGCTGGCGCCGCTGTTCGATGTCAAAACCGATCCGGCGGACGCGCGCTCGGCGATGGTCGCCATCCATCGCTACGTGGCGCTGCCGACGAGCGGCGAGCGCGTTCAGGCCGAGTATTTCTGATGACGTTCGCCAATCTAAATGTTGAGCGTGTCCCCTTCCAGCCGCCACTTCGCTCTGAGTCGTTTTTTTTTCGCGCGTTCGCAGATGGAGCAATAACGGGAGTTGGCATAGACCCTGTCGTAAGGATGGCCCTGCGGACAATGGGTTTTTTTGCTGTTGAGGTATCCAGCGGAGGCACTGTCGCGAAAGACGTTCTCCCTGACGGTGATGGCCTGAAGATGCTGCGGGTTCACGCAAGCCCGGTTACGGCACAGGTGATTGACGACGTGATCTTCCGGCAAATCTCCATGGAGGGAGAACCATGCGACCCGATGTGCTCGACGGTTTTTGCGTCGGAAATAGAACACGCCATACCCGTCTTTATCCAGCTTGTTTTGCCACAGTGAGCAGTCCCCTTTCCGTTGTTGTTTTGAGGCAAAGCGAGCGGCCTCCACTTCCGTCAGATACGTCATCGCACGCTCCATTGTCGGACCGCATGGACATACCAGGCCCGCAATATATGTGGCAAGGAGAGTTGCCTCTTCATGGCCTATAAACTCAAATATTCTGACTATCCAAACACCGATACCGGGCCGCCTGACCCCATCCGCTGGGTCGGGCCACCGGGGCCGCCCGGTCCGGCCGGGCCACAGGGAATCCCAGGAATCCCAGGACCGACCGGACCACAGGGCCTCATCCAGGAGGCGCCGACTGACGGGCAGTATTATTCCCGGAGCAACGCGGCCTGGCTGATTTCTCCCGGCGGCATGACCGACGCGCCGCTTGACGGGGGCAGCTATGGCCGCCGTAGCGGTGTTTGGGCGGCCGTCCTGCCGAAAAATGGCGGCCTCACGCTCGGTTCCAGCGCCATCCAATGGGGCATCCTGCCCAACGCCGCCGCCCTCGCGCCGACGACGGGCGGGTCCGGCTACGCGGTTGGCGATGTCATCACGCTGGCCGGCGGTGCGACGATCACCGTGCAGACGCTGACGGGCAGTGCCGTGGCGAGCTTCATGGTGCAGCAGTCGGGTTCCTACACGGTCGTGCCGACCGGCCCGATCGCCCAGGTCAGCACGTCCGGCGCCGGCACCGGCTGCACCATCACGCCGCCGTTCGGCCCGATCGCCGCCTCTATCGGGGCCGTCGGCCTCGTCGGCTCCGGCAACGGTAACTACGTCCAGGGTTTTCAGGCCGGCATGTCCGTCACCACGGGCAGCGAGGCGACGCTTGTCGGCGCCTACGCCGGCACCAAAATGACGACGGGTTCGTTCAACACCGCGTTCGGCCATCGCGCGCTGGGTCTGGAGACGACCGGCACCGGCCTGACGGCGATCGGCAACGACGCCATGCGGAACACGGCTGGCGTCACCAACGGCACGGCGGTCGGCGGCAGCGCGCATCGGGCGTGGGTGGGCTCCTATTCCACCGCGATCGGGGCCGGCGCGCTGCGCGGCAACGAGGACGGCGTGTCGTCCATTGGCGGCAGCAACATCGCAATCGGTGTGAGCGCGATGAACGGCCTGACCGCGACGACCGCGAACAATAACGTCGTCATCGGCAACAACGCGGCCCAGGTCATCACCACCGGCAACTCCAACATCATCATCGGCAACGGCGCCGGCACCGTTATCACGACGGCGCAACAGAATGTGATGATCGGCTCGAACGCCGGGGGCGCGCTCGTCACCGCGTTCGAGGACGTTTTCGTCGGCTTCAACGCCGGCAAATCGGCCACCGGCAGCACGAACACCGTGATCGGTCACACGGCGGGGCTCGCGCTGACCACGGGTAGCACGAACACGATCATCGGCGGGCACGCCGGGAACAAGCTGACCACGGGCGCCACGAACACGATCCTCGGCGCCAACGTGGCGTCCACGACGTTGAGCACCGGCTCCAGCAACATCGTCATCGGCGTGAACGGTAACGCCGACGCGCCCGCGGCGGGGTCGACCGATACGCTGACCATTCAGGGCAACGGCGCGACGCCAATCATCAGCGGTACGAACATGAACACCACGCCGATCGTCCTGTTGCCAGGGGCGAAAGTGATCGTGGGCGCCACCGGTAAGCCGTCGATCACGTCCGGCACCGGGGCGCCCGTCGCCACCGAACCGAACGGGTCGCTGTATCTGCGGACGGACGGAGCGGCGAACACCAGGCTCTACATCAGCGAGGGTGGCGGCGTGTGGGCGCCGGTCACGTCGGCATGATCTGGAACTGGAGAGACAGCGGCATGGACTCCGTCGATTACGATCCGAACGTGTTGGACCGCGAACAGCGGTTGAGGGAGCAAATGACGACCCGTGAACAGCCGCTGATGCCGCCGCCTGAAATGGAGGCGCTGCAACAGATGCTCAACGACGCGATCAACCGCGAGATCGTATTGCGCGCCGAGATCGTGCGCCTGCGGCGGATCATGTCCGGCGGATGACCACCCTCGCGCTCACCCTGCCGCTCGATCGCGTCTCGCCGGTGCGGATGCCAGTCCGCGACCTCGCCCTCGGCGGCACCGACAGCGTGACGCTGCTGGTCTCCGTCGTCGATCGCGACAGCCCGGACGCGGCCCCGATCGAACTCACGGGCGGGATCGGCGGGCCGGCCGTCTCGATGTTCGTCTGGCCCGACGGCTCGCGCGGCCGCGGCTGGGACGGCTGGGGCGGCTGCCAGGATTACGGCTGGGGTTGGTATGGCGGCGGCATCGCCGGACCCGCCACCACGCTCTGGACCGGCGTGGGCACGATCGTTGATGCCGCGACGGGCACGTTCGCCATCGTCGTTCCCGCCGGCACCATGGGCGGCTGGCCGCGGCGCTGCCGGTGGGCGGTGTTCTTCGATGCCGAGGGCGGCGGTGAGGCCGAGCTGCTCGCCGAGGGCCATCTGCACGTCCGCCCGATGGTTTCGCGGGCGATCACGCCCACGATCATGCTGACCGATTCGAACCCGGCCGTGCTCACCGATCCGGACGTGAACGCGATCTTCCTCGCCGGCTTCATCGACGGGTCGGGAACGCCGTTTTCCACACCGCCGGAGCCGACACCACCTGACCCTGGAGAAACCGGCGTGGCGAAAACAGACAGGTCAGGCGCGATCGCTCTTGGCGGTCAGGCGCAGGTGCTGATGGCGGCCAATCCGGCGCGGATCGGCTGGTCATTTCAGAACAAATCGACGACCGATATGTGGTTCAACGATCTCGGCGCCGCCGCCGATCCCGCGTCCGCGAGTTCCGTTTACCTGCCGCCGGGGTCTTATTACGAAAGCGAATACAACGGTGCCTCGGTCGCGGCGATTTCGCTGTTCGGCACGACAACCGCCGCCGCCTTCGTCGCGAAGGAGTGGTAATGCCACTCTCGTATTCCACCCCACGCCAGACCGCGATTGATTTCACCAGCACCGCGACGTGGATCGTGCCCGGTGGTGTGTCATGTGTCTTTATCGACGGAGTCGGCGGCGGCGGCGGGGGCGGTGGCGGACAGGCCGCCGCGTCAGCCGGGGGCGGCGGCGGCGGATCAGGCACCAGCGCGACCGGATATCCGCTATCGGTCGCGCCCGGTTCATCCGTGACGATTACCGTCGGCGCGGCTGGGACAGGCGGCGCCATCGCGACCGCGGGTGGGGCGGGCGGCGATACCGTCATCAGTGGCACGCTGTCGCCTGATCTGCTGCTCGGCGGCGGCAAGGGTGGCAATCCCGGCGCGGCGAACGTCGGCGGCGCTGGCGGCGCGGGCGGTGGCATTTCCGGCGGGGCGGTCGGCAACGGCGCGGGCGGCGCGGCTGGCGCGGCTGGTGCGGCGCCAACGTTTCGCAGCCCGTTCATCATCGCGGGCGCCGGCGGTGGCGGTGGTGGCAATACCGCCGGCAATGCCGGCAGCGGCAACTCCGTCGCGGCTTTCGCACAAGGCACCGCCGGGACCGGCAGCGCGGCAGGCGGCTCCGGCGCGGCCAGCGGCTGGGGGCGCGGCGCCAATGGCGGCGGCGGCACATCGCCATCGGCGGGCGGCGCGGCGACCATTGGTTTCGGCGCCGGCGGCGGTGGGGGCGGGACCAACTTCGCCGGTGGCGCCGGAACGGCTGGTTGGGTCAGGGTCAGGTTCTAGTGCTCAGCACTTACCTCATGCGCGCCGTGCCGGATTACACGCCGCCGCGCACGCCCGACATTCATCTGAGTTTCGGCCAGTCGTGGCGCTCGAACTCGTGGCCCGACTTCGGCGGTAACGGCCTGAATGTTCAACCCGCCGCGTTGCTGGCGCTGCATATTCCACGCAACCAGCAAGGCCAGCCGGATCGGTTGCCGAACGGCGCGGGGATTTTCCTGCCATCGACACCGGATGGCGTGACGACCTACCGGCCAGGTGACTCAGTGGCGATTGGACGCTGCGCGGTGCAGGCGAACGAAATTTTGCGTTCCCGCGAGGTCACGGCGACGGCGGTCCCGCCGATCCTCGAGTTCTGCTTCGCGTTCCCCGCTTCCACATGGACCAGCGGATCAGGCGGCGGTCTGGCGCCGGGCGCGAGTTTCACCGGCGTTATCGCGAACGATGTCCTGACCGTTTCCGCGCCGGTCACTGGCGTTATTGTCTCGCAACAAACACTGCAAGGCCCAGGCGTGGCGTCGCGCACGCTGATCACGTCAACCGGCACGGGTGGCGCCGGAACCTACAATGTTGGCGTGCCGCCATCGGCTGCGAGTACCATTCAAATGTCCACGCCGGGGGCGGTTTTCCTGGCCTCGCTGTCAGGCTGCGTGATGTCCGTTTCGCAGATGATCTCCGGAACGATCAGCGTGGGCGAGATTGTCAGCGGCCCCTTCGTCACCGCCGGTTTGCGGGTGGCCTCGCAGGCATCCGGCACGGCGGGCGGCGTCGGTAATTACAACGTCTCGGTCGGACCGCCGCAGAACGTCGCCAGCGCGGCGATGACCACGATCAGTTCGTGCTGGCAATCGTTCAACACGATCGCCGCCGCGATCGCGACGATGTTCCCGACCGGAAAATACCTCGCCCCCCGTTACGTTTCGATGGGCTACACCCAGGCCGACAGCACTGACCATCAACTGGCGTCGAAAGAAGCCGACCTGACCGCGATGATGGTCTATCTCGACTCACTCGCGTTGCCGGGTGGCCCGCTGACCGTCTATTTCGGCTATCCCGCGTCGCCAAGCGAAAGCACGGTTGAACTCGATGGCTGGCGCGGGACGTATACGTGGCTGCGGACCCATGCGCCGGGTCGCGGCGGAACTTACTCAGGCCGCGTGTTCGCCTCGACGACGTGGCATCAATGGCCGTTCGACACTGATGCCAGCGGCACGCCGCTCGGCGACATCCACACCGGTGAATATGGGTCGATCCGGCACGGCGAGGTCGAGGGTTACGTGCGTCATCTGGTGCAGGACAAGGGCATCGCGTTCACGCCGCTCTGGCGTGCGTTCGATACGCCGATCACCGTGGCGGGGCAGGCGATCACCATCCCCTTCGCGCGGCCGAACGCGCCTGACTTCGCGGCGACGCCGATGACATGGCAAAGCAATCCCGACGACGGGATCAAGGTCTGGCCCAATCAGGGCTTCAACGCGCGGCGCGGCACGACGAACCTGACCATCGTGCCGGTCATAAATGGCCTCAACGTCGTTCTGACCGTGAGTGAAACGCTCTCGCCTGGCGATGTGCTTGAAGTTTCCTACGCGCACCGAGGGCCTGGTGGCCCCGTTCCGGGTCCCTGCGCCGGTATCGGCGGCAATCTCGTCATGCAAGGGCCGCCGTCGGTGTTGTTTCCCAATGGTTACAATGGGGCCGCCAAGAGCATCGATCTCTGGGCGTGGCCCTTCATTGAAAGTGTGACGGCATGAGCATGACCACCACCTACACCGGCGTCCGCATCACCGACATGCCGGACCTCGGCGCGGTCACCGACACGTCCTCGGTGGTGGGCGAGCGGGCCGGCTCCGGCCGGTTCAACGCGCTGGCGCTGCGCGATTACATGGCCGCCTCGTTCGTCACCCAGGCCGACTTCGACGCCCTCCACCTGCCATTCAACGTCCGCGACTTCGGCGCCAAAGGCGACGGCGTGACGGACGATACCGCCGCCTGCCAGGCCGCCATCAATGCCGCCGGGGCCGGCGGGACCGTGCTGTTCCCGACCGGCACGTATCTCGTTTCGGCGACGCTGAACGCGCTGACCGGGCAGCAGATCCTCGGCGAGGGGCCGAACAATTCGACGCTGCATCGGGTCACGGACCATGGCGACACGCTGAAATTCGCCCAGGCCTGGGGCGTGGCGGTCAGGAACCTGTGGTTCACGCATTCGACGATGTACGGCCTCACCGACACGTCGTTGCCCAACCGTGTCACCTCCAACTCGGCGCATCTTCGCTTTCAGAACGCGCAAGGCGTCGTCGTCGAGGATTGCTGGATCTGGCGGCTCCCGTATCAGATCGCGATCGACGCCGGCGCGCTGGTCAAGGTGCATCGCTGCAACATCCAGGGAACCTGGGACCCGAACTACGTGGCGGCGCAAGAGGGCATCGCCGCCATCCAGGTCGGCGGCGTGGCTTACACGCAGATCATCGCGGTTGAGCATTGCTATTTCGGCGGCTCGGGCAACGGCCCGCGCAACGTCACCTTCACCTCCGCCGACACCGGCGCGCACACGTTCTCGATCACGCAGAACTGCGGCAACCAATATGCCGTCCAGATCATCCAGTGTGAGGACCTGATCGTCGCCAACAGCTATTTCGGCGGCAACGCCGGCGCGAACGTGATCAGCGATCCGATGGCCGGCTCGGTCAATCTCGACTGGCGTTTCACCGGTAACTTCTTTGACGGCGCCGGCCGAACGGGGGCGATGATCACGTTCAACGCACAGGCGGACGGGACGGCGGTCACGGCCGTGACGATCAGCGGTAACGTGTTCAACGGCGAGCTGCAGACACAGAACGGCATCGTGGCGCAGAACATCGCGGGCGGCGTCGCCCCGGTGCTGACGAATTTCGCGATCACCGGCAACACCTTCGCCGCGACGGTCGGCTCCGCGATCATGCTGTATCATGCCCGAGGCGGCACGATCTCCGGCAACTCCATCACGTCCTACAACGCGCGCCAGGTCACGGCGGGCGCCGATCTGGCGTTTTGCGCGGCCGTCTACTTCGCGGCGAACTGTTCGCACGTCGTCGCCACCGGCAACCTCGCCGGCGGTTCGGTCAACGCGATCGACACGCCGAGTTATTGTTACCGCGACTTTTATTTGGTTGGCGCGCCCGGCTCGAATGTCGCCGTGAACAACATCATCGTCGGCGGCGGCGCGGCCGGGACCATCAACGGCCTCGCGCGGGAGAACGTCGTCGTCGTTTCGGCGGCGGGCAATTATCACATGCTCGGCAACGAAGACGTGATCGTCGTCAACAAGTTGGTGGCCGAGGGCACCCAGATAATCCTGCCGGCGAACGTTCCGCCCGGTTACATCGTCACGATCAAGGACGGCAAAGGCGATGCGGCCGTGAACGGCACGCAGGTGGTCGGTACCGTCGATGGCGTGGCCAACCCGCTCTACAGCGCGGCATGGTTCTGTCACCGCCTGCTGTGGAACGGCGGCGCCTGGAACGTGGTCGGGAACTGACGATGTCCGAGACAGCCCTCGCACCGAAAACCGGGATGCAGCGGATTCCGTTCACGACGGAAAGCTACCGGCACGATTCCCTGCCGCTGTCGTCCAAGCTGCTGATGAACCTGATGGCGGAGGCGGCGCCGGCCGACGCGCGGACGCCGGTCGTGCTGATCCCCACCGCCGGGCTCGGCGTGGCGCTGCCGTTTGCTCTGGGCGACGGGCCGGTGCGGGCGCTCAACACCGAGTTCCCCGGCTTCATTTACGCCGTTTCCGGCAGCCGTTTTTATCGCGTCACCGTCGTCGGCGGCGGCGTCGTGGTGCAGGATCTCGGCGATGTCGGCATTCCCACCGGCCCGTATAATTTCACTTTGATGGTCACGATCGCCGTCAGCACCATCGCCGTCGTCGTGGTGGTGCCGCCCAACGCGTTCACGTGCGCGCATGGCGATCTGGCGGTGAACCAGATCGGCGGCACGTTCCCCGAGGGCGGCGCCGGATCGGTCAGCTTTTTCCAGGGCTATTTCGTCTTCAACAACGCCACCGCCGGGACGACGTTCTTCATCTCGCGGCTGGAGGACCCGAGCGACTACGACGCGCTCGACTTCGCGTCTCTGGAGGCGTTCAGCACCGACCTCGTGCTCACGAAACGCATCGGCGCGAACCTCTGGTTCATTGGCCGCGGCGGGATGGAGATCTGGTATAACGCCGGCTCATCCGGCCTGGAGACGACCCCCGGCACATCGTTCTTTCCGTTCCGGCGCATGGCCGGCGGCATTCTCGAGCACGGCACGGAAGCGCCGCGCTCGGTCGCGGTGGCCGACGACTCGCTGTTCTGGGTCGGCTTCGATGGCATCGTGTACCGAACCGTCGGCTACCGGGCGAAACGCGTTTCCACGCACGCCATCGAGCGGATCATCCGCGACAACGGCGTCGATCAGGTCATGGTCTCGATGTCCTGGGCCTATCAGGGGCATTATTACTATGCCGTGACATGGGCGAGCGAGACGCTGGTCTACGACATCGCGACCGACAAATGGCACAACCGAAGCTCCAACGCGGACGGCTCCGGACGCTGGCGGCCCGACTGCGCGGCCCCCGGCCAGGCGGTGCCGATCTTCGGCGATTCGTTGACCGGCAATCTGCTGTCGCCGGTCGAAAACCTGTCGACCGACATGTCCGTGCCGCTGAAGCGGCAGGTGATCACGCCGCCGCTCTGGGCCAACACGGTGCGCGCGTTCTGCTCGCGGATCGAACTGGAGATGGAGTGCGGGGGCACGTTCTCGCCCGGCGACATCACGCTGGAGTGGTCGGACGACGGCGGGCGGAACTGGACCGGCGGCCCGCGGGTGATGAACAGCGGGCGGTCGGAGGAAACGCGCAAGCGCGTCTACACCACCCGCCTCGGCTCGTTCCGCCAGCGCATGTTCAGGATCACGGCGGCGGGGTGGACGACCCTCTACGCTTTGGACGCCGAGATCACGCCGGGGGCCACCTGATGGCACTCGCCCCACCCATCGCCGATCCTCCGCTTACTGACGCGGGCGACCAGCACAGCCACGCCTGGACGGCCTACAACCAGGCGGTGGCGGACAGCCTGGATCGGCTGAACGCGGCGATGGGCGTCACCGACGGCTCGGATGCGGCCGCCGGGCAGATCGGCGAGTGGCTGTCCTCGGTCGTCGCCACGCCGGCCGGAATCGGCAACAACAACCCGACCAACGTGACCAGCCTGTCGCTGACGGCGGGCGACTGGGACGTGCGCGGCGAGGTGTGGTACAACCTCGGTGCCGGGCCGACCGGGAGCTGCGAGGCGGCCATCTCCACCACGGCCGGGGCCATGCCGTCGGTGCCGGGGATAGGGTCGCGGACGACCCAGATATTCGTCCATCAGGCGAACTCCGGCCAGGTGCTGCCGCTGGCGACGTGTCGCCTCAGTCTGTCCGCCCCCGCGACGGTGTATCTGATCGCGCTGTGCGGGTTCTCGTCGGGCACGACCACGGCTTATGGCCGGATCGAGGCGCGGAGGGCGCGATGAGGCATTTCCTGAAAATCGCATCCGGCATCGAAACGCTCGGCGTGATGATGGACCTCGCGCGGCAACCGGAATTGTGGAACCGCCACACCGACCGGACGCGCGGCGACAGTCCGCACCGGGAGGTCGACGACATCTGGATTCGCTTCCGGGCCCATGGTGACCTGACGATGCCCGAGGCGTTCGGCGAGCCGTTCATCCCGGCCTTTTACCCGGCGTGGGCAGCACTGCCGCATCTGCGCCCGATCGTGTTCGGCCTGATGGCGCGGTGCGAGGCCGTGCAATTGGGTGGCGTTCTGATCACACGCGTCGGACCCGGCAAACAGGTCCGCCCGCACGACGATCGAGGCCGTTGGCATCCGGAATTCTTCACCACCAAAATCTATGTTCCACTCACGACCAACGCGGATTGCTTCAATACATGCGCCGATGAAACCGTTGTGATGATGCAAGGGGAAGCATGGATTTTCGACAATCTCAAACCGCACTCGACCGTGAACAACGGCGACAGCGACCGCGTCACTTTAATCGTCAGTCTGCGGGTCGAGTGATGAGTAGCCGGCGCGCGCTCATTCCCGAGGCGTGGTGGTCAGAGACCGGCGAAGTGCGTCAACACTTCGTCGGTCCATCGTGCATACCACGCGAAAGGGATTCGCTCCAATGAAACGCGCGATCAATCAACCCGTCACCACGGTGATCACCCTGTTCGCCGGCATCTACGCGAAGGCATACACCGTGCCGGACGCCGGCACCCTGCTCCCACAGCACGGTCACCGATTCGGTCACATCACCGCCGTGACGAACGGTTCGGTGCGGGCATGGCGCGACGACGAATTGCTGGGCGACTTTCACGCGCCGGCGATGATTTCGATTCCGGCGCACACAATGCACCGGTTTCTCACGCTGACGCCGGGGGTTTGTCTCATGTGCCTGCACAACGCCGATCATGCCGATCCGGACGGCGAGCCGCCGATCGCCGAGGAACACAATCTCGTGATGGAGGACTGACCATGCCGTTCGCCACAGCCGCCCTTGTCGGCGCCGGGGTTTCAGCCGCCGCCGGGATCGCCGGCGGGATCATGCAGAAGGGCGCGGTCGACAAGGCGCAATCCCAGGCCAACGCCGCGCAGGCCGCCGGACTGGCGCAGGCCCGCAGCGACCTTGAGCCGTGGCGGACGACGGGCGGAACCGCCAACACCGCGACCGCCGACCTGCTCGGGCTGAACGGGCCGGACGCCGCCACCACGGCGATGGGCAACTTTCAGCAATCGCCCGGCTACGGGTGGTCGTTTGACCAGGGGATGCGCGCGGTGGACGCGGGCGCGGCGGCCAAGGGACTGCTGCATTCCGGGGCCGCGTTGAAGGCGGAGCAGACCTTCGGCACCGGCCTCGCTGATCAGGAGTTCGGGCAGTACTACAACCGCCTGTTCGATCTCTCGAAACTTGGCGAAGGGGCGGCCTCGGGCAGCGCGCAGGCCAGCCAGAACACCGCGCAGGGCATCGCGCAGACCGATCTGAGCGCGGGCCAGGCGACCGCGTCGATCTACGGCAACATGGCGCAGGGCATCGGCAACGCGGCCAACAGCTATATGAACAACTCACTTTACCAGAACCGAACCAACGCGCTGATGGGAGGTGGCGGCGGCTTCTCCGACACCACCAGCAGGTTCGGCTAATAGCCATGCCCCAGTTCACGCCCTGGACCGTCCAGTCGCCGTTTCCGAACGTGCTCTACAACCCCGCCGCGGTGGACAAGAGCATCGCGGAATCGCAGTCGCTGCTCGGCGAACTCGATGTCAATCGCCAACGGCTGGGGCTCGACCAACGCAAGCTGGACCTGCAACAGGCGGGCGGGCAGGCGCTCATCGATTCCCTCAAGGGCGGCGGAGGTGGCACCGCGGCACCCGCGGACGCGACGCCGTTCGAGCAGCAGATGGGATTTTCCGAAGGCGGCAATTCCGCCGACAAGGTCAACGCCGGAGGCTATGCCGGGCAGTTCCAGTTCGGCGCCGGACGCCTCGCCGATCTTGGACTCTACACGCCGGCGCCGGGCGAGGACCTGAAGTCGAACCAGTGGAAGGGCCAGTTCCACATCGCGCCCTACAACGTCGCCTCACTGGATGACTTCCTGAAGAACCCGGCGGCGCAGCACGCGGCGTTCGTGGCGCACGTCGCCGACATCGACAAGACGATCGACAGCACGCCGGGAGCGGACAAGTTCGACCGCAACGGGCTCCGCGCGGTGGCCCACCTCGGCGGCACCGGTAGCCTGCGCGCGTTCATCGCCTCCGGCGGCAATCTCGATCGGGCCGACAGCAACGGCACCACGCTCAAGGGTTATTACCAGAAATTCGCGCAGGGCGGCGCGCCGCTACTGCAACAGACATTCGGCTCGGTGCATGGCCCCGGCGGCCCGCCCTCCGATATCCCGGCCGTGCAGCCGGGCGGGCGTGTCGGCACGGCCTGGATCGATCCGAACGCGCCGCTGCCCACGCCGCCCATCCCGCCATCGGGTGGTGCGCCGCCGCCGTTCAATCCCAACGCCGGGCCACGCGTCGCGGCCACCCCGGATGCGGCGCCGGGCACCATCACCCCGCCGGCCGAGGTAGGGGTCAACCCGAACGCGGCGGTGCCGATCCCGCCTCCGGTTCAGACAAGCCAGGCGGATGGGACGGGCACGATTCCCCCGAGTCCCATCGCGCTGCGGACGGGCGGGACCGACGTCGCCGGGCCAGGGGCCGGACAAACCACCGCTCCCGCGACCACGCTGCCACCGGTCGAGGCGCCGAACCGGATGTATCAGACGGGGCTCGCGGGCATCACGATCGGCGGCCCGGGAAATCCACTCGCGCCGCCTGGAGCAGCGCCCGGAGTACCACCGGGCACGCCACCAGGGGCGGCCCCAACGCCAGCAGCAGCCCCGACCGCGCAACGGCCGCCGCTACCCCCCCCGCCGCCCGCCCCGTCGCGCGTGATCCCGCTGGAGCCGGTGCTGCCCAACGGGTTGACCGCCAGCCAGGTGCGGATCGCGGCCTCGATGGTCCAGTCCGGCACGCCCGTGGGCGATGTCGCGGCGCACATCGAGCAATGGAAACAGGCCAACATCCAGGGCCGGCAGCAGGCCGCGACGCAGGCCGCGCTGGAGGCGCAGCAGAATTACGACCGGCAGGAGGCATATCGGAAGGCCCAGGTAGCGGCCGAGCAAACCCAATATGAACGCGGCCGCCAGTCGCAGGCGGACCAGCGCGCGGCTGACGAGGCGGCGAGACAGGCCGCGGAGGAAGAACGGAAACGCGCCGCGGCGGCCGATCCGCTCCAGGGCAAGAATGACGACGAGCGGATGGAACGGACGCTGCTGACTATCGGGCCGAAGGTCAGGGCGGGCATGCCGCTGACCCCGGCGGAGGAAGATCAATACGACCTGATGCGAACGAGATACGCCGAGGGGCCAGTGCAACAGGTGCCGGACGGCAAGGGCGGCACTGTCCTGGCACACGTCCCGCGCGAGATCCCCGCCCGGTTCCCACCGCTGCCGGGGAAAACAGATGCGGCGGGGCCAAAGCCCATCCCGGGCACGGAAAAACAGCCCGATTTCGCACCGCAGCCAATCATAGGTGGTCTGCTGGCAAATGCGACAGGGCAGACGAAGATCGCGAAGGCGTTGGCGAGTCTACAGGCATATCCCGGCGCGGTTGGCCCGATAGCGTTACAACCCGATTTCCTGTCACAGCGGACTGACCCGGAAGGCGTGCGGCTGCGCGCGGATATTGGCGACGTGCAGGGACACATCTTCCACGACCTGGCTGGTTCCGCTCAATCCGCTCAGGAGTCCGCCCGTCTGAGGCCATTCGTGCCGACGCCAACCGATTCGGCGGAAGCGATCAAGACGAAACTGACGCGGATGCTGGAGGTCAATCGCGAGACGATGCTCCAAGGTTATCGCGCCTACGGGCCGGAGGTAGGCGGACGCCGGATCCCGGTGATCGAGGAAGCCATTCTCGGCTCGATCCCGGAAGCGGCGCTGAATGACCTGAAGGCCGATCCGAAACTGGCGGGCGCGTTCGACAGGAAATACGGCAAAGGAACCGCCAAACTGGTGTTGCAATAATGGGTGACAACCACTTCGACCAATACGACGACCACCCGCCATCGGTTGTCGCCCCGGCACCCAAGACGACGACGGCGCCAGATCAAACTCCGCCCCCGAGCACCGTCGGACGGGGTTTGGGTCTTGGCACGCGCGATGTATTGGAGGGCACGCTCGGGCCGCTCTATGATCTCGCCGGAGCGGGTTTGAACCTCGGCCTCCGCCCGCTTGGTCTGTCTCAGGTCGCCCCGTTCTCGGAAAACCTCACGCGGCTGGGTTTTCCGGAGTCCACGACTACGGCGGAACAGGCCATCTCCGGAATCACGCGGCCCGTGGCCGGCGTGCTGCCGGGGCTGGGCGTCGGCACGCGGCTGGCGGAGGCGGCGTCGCCCATCGTGCGTGGCCTGGGCGAGGCGCTGAATTCGCAGCCCGTTGGCCAGGTCGTGGCCGCCGGGGCGGGTGGCGCCACCGAGCAGGTGACCGGAAGCCCGTTGGCCGGGACCGCCGTCTCCATCGCCACCCCGTTCGCCGGAGCGGGAGTTCGCGCGGTGGGACGCGAAATCGAGCACGCCGCGCTCAGCGGGGGCGTCACGCCGGAAAACGCCGCCCTCGCGCAGCGCGCCATGGACCGCTACGGCATTCCGATCGCCGCGCACGACATGAGCGACAATTCGCTGATCCGCATCGGCGCCGATCAGATGGGCAAGCTGCCGCTCAGTGGCGCCGAGGCCGCCGACCGGGTCAAGAAAATCGCCTGGCAGGGCGCGATCGCGCGCGAGATGGGCGAGCCAGGCGCCACCGCATTTACCCCCGAGGTGCTGACCCGCGCGCGGGACCGTATCGGCGGCACGTTCGATGCCGTCGCGGGACGCACGGCAATCTCGCCGGCCGAAATCCACGCCATGGACGCGGAGTTCGGCAACATCCTGCCCGATGCCGGACTGGCCTTACAGACCGAGCAGTTCGGCCAAATCCGCAGGCAACTCGAGAACATCAACGAGCTGGTGCAGCGCAACGGCGGGCAAATCCCCGGCGACGTCTATCAGACGCTCACCCATCACGGGGGACCGCTGTCGCGTCTGGAGGGCAGCGCCGACCCCGATGTCGCACACTACGCCGGGCGTATCCGCGACGCGCTCGACGACGCGTTCGTGCGCTCCGCATCGCCGGCGGATCAGGAGGCGTTGAACGAGGCGCGGTATCAGTATCGCGTCATGCGCACGGTCGATCAGCTCGCGGCCGGCTCGCGCGACGGCGGCATCACGCCGATGGGCTTCATGCAGGTGGTGAAGACGGCCTCGCGCCGGTTCGATCCCTCCACCGGCGGCATGGCCTACACAGGCGGCGGCAATATCGGCGAACTGGCCCGCATCGGCACGCTGATGCGGTCGGCGCCACAGACGGGCACGGCTGACCGCGCGTTGGTGAGCGGGGTGGCGATAGGCGGCCCGACCCTGCTCTATCACGACCCTCTCGCCGCCGCCGGCGGGGTCGCGGGGCTGGCGGCGAACCGGATGATGGGCAATTACCTGCGAAACCCCGAGACGACGGCACGGCTGGCCGAGGGCGCCATCACCCCCGGCGCCGGACCACGCATCAATCGCCTCGGCGCGGGCCTGCTCGACGCGTCGCGGCTTGCCACCGTGACCGGGACCGAAAACCTCTACGAGAACCGGCTGCTGCCTTCGCTCTTCTCGGGGCGTTAATCCAGCATCCGCATCGAGCGCGCCGCCGCCCGACCGAAGCGCGCCCAGATGATGCAAAACATAACCCCCTTGTTGAACCAGTAGCCCGCGATCAGAGCGAGGATCGGCACAGTCTTGTCCGCGTCGCCGAACGGCTTCGTGTAGGAATACCAGGCGAGAACGAACAGAATGCCGCCGGTGACGCTGACGATGAACTGGAACGCCATCCATCGGTCGGGGCGCGCGTGGATCCAGAGCGCGACAAAATACGCGACCATGACGCAGGAGGCGAGAATGTCCCAATGCAGTGGCGTCATTGAATGTCTGGGACCGTCGCGACGGCGAGAAAAAACAGAATGTGCATCTCGAGAATCCCGTATGTGGTTAATGGCGGTTTATGCGCGCGTGGCGCCTGCGGCGGTCAGGCATCTCTGTGCATGATCGGTATCGGTCCGGTGCATATAGCGGCCGTCAAAGTGCCGGCGACCATCGTCATTCCGATTCGTTTGACTTTTGTTTAACACGACCAAACGCAAGTCCCCGACGGATTCGTCCGTCCTGAGTCAAGTGGGACACTGGTTTCGTCATCCGCCCCGGACCGCCGGCTTTTTTTGTGCTCGCGCTCAGCTCGTGCCGCGCCATTCAGCGCATCGACAAGGCGCGGTCTGTTGCGCGACGCCACGCATATTGCAATGAATTGATGATGTCGCGATGCTCAGTCATCGTCATCGTCCCTAACCGGCTCCATCCCCACCACCAGGGTCACGCCCTGATCGTTGTCATAGCGCCGGTAGGTGCGGCGGTGCACCTGAAGCCAGTCAGCGCGGAACGGCTCTTGCTCGTATTCGTCGAGCATTTCGCGCAACTTCGCCATGAGCCATGCCATGTCGCTGTCGTTCATTGAGTCACCACCCGCCGGGGCTGGAGACCCCGGCTTCGTGGTAATCCGCACTCGTAGGAATCGGCTGCGGACCGCGATAGTAGCATCCGTACATAAAGTTCATGGACCGCGTCCGTCAATCGTGCCAGAGAAATGGCTGTACGAGATCGTGCTGCGCCAGCGGTCCAACGCTGCGCCATGGTCTGGCCAGGGAAAGGGGCCTCGGCAGGCCCCTTTTCTTCGACTGGCCGTCGCTCACCGGCCGCAAACCGACAGCAGGAACGCCGCGATCATCAGGGTTGAGGGTGCGACAAACCCTGAACGATTGTCAGAGGGCTTGCCCGCGTGTTTCCGTAACAGGTTGATTTCCGCTGGTAGCATCTTACAGTTCAGCAAACGTTAACACCGTAACGAATTGAATTTGCTAACTAAAACCTATCCGTTTTAACGGGCTGGGAAAACGACAGGGAAAATGCTGTGGGTGTCATTGGCGGCCTTTTTTGCGACGGCCTGTGATACCGATATTCTTTCATTTCGCCGCTCGCGAGTTTGCGCCTGACCGTGCGCGTTGATACCGACTCTGGATTAAGCTGGACCGCCCTCGCCCGAACTTCCGCCCTGTATCGCCCCCCGCTCGGATGAAGTACGAGGGGGGACATATCTCCTTCGGAAAACTGCTTAATTTGTTTGATCGTCAGCGTAACGGTGTCCGACGATCGTGTCTCCGCTCTGATCGCGGACCGGACACACTCAGACGACAGTACCCAGCATTCGCCGCGTAGCAAGTGCACAAAGAAAAATACGTCAACCCGGCGGGCTTGCTCGATCCTGACGGGCCACGCCTCCTTCGTGCTGGTTTTGATTTCAGCCTTGAGCACGCCACCAGGACCATCGATCCACATATCGCCTTGGTCGCTTCGATCTGAGGTCAAGACGAACTCTATCCCCTGCCGGGCCAGGTAGAACATGACCAGCCCGACGCCGCCTTTTCCGATGAGATTATTGGGCCGCTTTGCGATTGTTTTCATCGTCGGATTATAAAAGAAATGCAACCCACTATCAACGTTATCCGCAGCATATATCTACGCCTTTCAATCACTTGCCGCCCGTTTGTCGGTCTTTTACCGGGGCTGTTTTCAGCCGTATGATCGCGGCCTCGGCCATGCGCTCCTGTGCCGCTGACGCGGTGTAAAGTTGCACCATCGCCAGCGACTTGTGGCCGGTCACCGCGGCGATCTCGTGCGTCGTGCAGCCAGCCTCGGCCAGGGCGGTCGCGGCGAGTTTGCGGAGCCCGTGCACATTGAGACCCGGCCGCATACCGAGGCGCTTTAGTTCGGTCCGCATCTCGTGGGTGAGGTGATTCCGCGTCCAGGGTTGGCCGGTCCGCGACGTCAGAATGTGGAAGCCGGTCGCGCTGCGTCGCCAGTCGTCCAGGGCCGCCTTCAGCACCGGATGGGCCGGAATGACAACGGGCGCCCGCTCGGTGGACTGGCGGCCTTTTTCTTGAACCAGTCGAATGGCGTGGCCGTCGTATTGCCGCCACGTCATGCCGATCAGGTCGCCGCGCCGCTGGCCGGTGTAACGGGCAACGATCACGACGCGGGCCAGCTCAGCGGGCAATTCAGCCATCGCCCGATCGGCTTCGTCCGAGGTCCAGGCCAATAGATGACCGCCGGGCAACTGGCGGATGCGATCGATCGGCGAGTGCTCGATCCAGTCGCGGTCCCTGGCCCAGCGAAACAGCGTCGCGGTCACCCGCATGAACACGTTGGCCGCACCCTTGCCGCGTTCCGATGAAATCGCGTCTCGCAGGGAGAGCACCAACCGGCGGCGCACCGCGGCGACCGGCACGTGACCGATATGGTCGAGGTCGCGGAGATAGTGGGCGTAATTCTTGTGCGTCGCCGGCTTCAGCGAAAGCCACTCCGGGCTGCGCTTGTAGGCGTTGATCAGTGCGTCGATGCTGCCCGGCGCGATCCTCGATACCTTGGGCCGGTCGCGGGCATATCGGTATTCCTTGACGGTACCGTCAGCCAGGCGCCTTCGCACGACGCGCTCGCTCGATGATGCCATTCACGGCCTCCTGTTCGACCGCGTCCAGATCGAGGTCGCGTGAGGGTTGTTCGGCCAGGAACAGCGAGTCAAGCTGGACCCTGTCCCACCGCGGCGAGCGGGGACCGAAGTGCAGCGATGGCGTCGGCAGCTTTCCCGCGCGCACCAGGCGGGGCAGCTCATCCACCCTGCGTCCGACATAAGACGCGGTCTGTTCGGGGTTAAGCCAACGCGGGATCAGCTCACTCATCAACCGCTCCGCACGCATGCGTGAACCAGGAGTAGTATTCCCGGTCGCCCCGGGCCTGACGCTCCGCCAGCTTGCCGTCGACGAACCCGCACACCCCGCAGAACCGATGCGCCGCATCGTGGGGGTTGTACGAGATGCGGGCGCAGAGCGGACAGGTGAACGGATCGGGGTCAGGCATTGGGACGATCCTCCATCAGGCGCACCCGGTGCAGGCCCTTCGTTTCCTCGTGTGGCTGAAGCACCATCAGCAGCGCTTCGAACCGGCTTGCGTTGCGCGCGTAGAACGCCGTCCGCAAATCGTCGGCGAGTCCTTCCGGTGCCCACGGCTCGATTTCGGCCGGCGGCGGCGCGAGGGAACGTTCCTTGCGCCGCCGCCGCTTGATCTCATCCAGCAGCGCATCAAGATCGACCTCGTCGAGATAGTCCTCAGGTTCGAAGTGAATGCTCGCCATCACGCCGCCTCTTCCGCTACGGGCCCCGCGAACACGCTCGGCCGCGCTTCCTCCGCCGCGTCGTTCGCCGGGGCCTCGGCCACCGCCCGCGGCTTGCGTGCGCGGGGCTTGCGCGTGAGCAGCGCGATCATGTCGAGTAGCTCTTCGTGCCGCTCGGTGGCGACCTCCAGTTTGCGCGCGTGGCCCTGCATTTCGGCGGCGAGCTGGCTCGCGCGATCCCGCATGAGCGCGACCGCTGACTCGTGTTGGCTGGGGATTGTGTCGGACATATGTTGCACTCCGGCATCGTTGTTCGGCGTGACCCGGCCCTCACACGGCCGGGCCTTCCGTTCAGAGGTTCAGTAACAGTAGGTGTTGCAATACTGCTGGTTGCCGATCCAATAGCAGTGGGTCTGGCACGATCCCGCGTGCGCCGTCGGCGGTACCGTGACGATGAGGCCCGCGGCGAACATCGCGGCCAATACAAAGAACTTCACAGGCATAATCTCCGGCCCCGGCTCATCAGCGCGGACGTGGGGCGAGGCGTCACGCGGACGTGGCGATCGGCCAC